TGAGCGTCTTGACGATTTGGTTGAATGGTATTTGAAAGCTCGTTTACAGGCTTTCGAGAATGTATCGTTTGATCATTACAGAAAGATTGACGATACGATGTATTTGCTTGATATTCGCGGCAAGACCTATCTCGGTGTACATGGTGATTATGATGGATCTGCTGGGAAAGTTCAATCGCTTCAGACAATGGCAAAAGAATCGGTGTACGCCATTCTATCAGGTCATTTGCATCACAATAAGACCGATAGTGTTCAGGGCGTAAAAACGATTATGGCCGGCAGCTTTCTCGGTATGGATGACTACTGTGTTGGAAAGCGCATTTACGGAGCGCAGCAACAGTTGGTTTGCGTCTGTGATTATAATGGTGTCAAAGCATTTTACGATATTGACTTTGATACGACTCGTTATCGCCCACAAAGGAGCGATACATCAGCATGAATATCAATAAAGCAGATTTGGTAAATACGCTTGCTCAGAAGAATAAGGCGTATAAGAAGTACATGGTCAAGGATATCGTTGACGATATCTTTGATGAAATTGCGAATGCTCTTAGAAACGGAGATCGAGTTTCGATTTATGGGTTTGGAACATTTGATGTGAAAAAGTATAAGTCACATCCCGCTCTTCATCCAGTGACGAAAGAGAGCATCGTTGTTCCGGAGTTCCAGAATGTCGTGTTTAAGTCCGGAGCAGAACTTTTAAGAAGTATTCGAGAATGACTATGGGATGGGGCTTTTGCCCCTCCCTATTTGGCTGAGTGGAGAAGCTGGTTTTCTTGCCGCTCCCATAAAGCGGAGACGCTGGTTCAAGTCCAGCCTCAGCCACCAAAAAATCTGAAATTATTTTGCTAATTCCTATTGACAACCATGTACCTATATGCTATACTCAATAATGTCAAGAGGACATAGTTAAACAATATGCTGGCGTGGCACAATTGGTAGCGCAGGTGATTTGTAATCATCAGGTTGCAGGTTCGAGTCCTGTCGCCAGCTCCATGATCTTTGAAAATTCAATATTTGAATCATGCTTATGATTAACTCGGTGAATAAAGTGTGTCAGCACTCCGAGACGCACAGTAGTTCCCGCTGGATTTACGAGGGATACCTTTTATTGTCCAGGCGGCAGTGATGCAGTGATGTATTGCTGGGAGGCGGAAACTGCCAACGAAAATGTGTGTTGCCAAGAGTTATCGCTACAAAAAGCACGGAACTTTCGGGCGCAGCAATAGACGCTCCTGTGGAGAATAATCCTCAAGGGTGCTGGTGTGGCAACCAGTACAACCGGAGGAAATGCCAACAATGCGCTCCTGTCTTGATGTCGAAGAAACTCGACTATAACGAAAGTCGCCGGTTAAAGTAGCCGTAGGACAGTTTTGGTGTTTGATCTTTAATACGATATGATGAAAAAGAAATTGTATGAAACTATCAAATTTTCTGAACGAACGGTGAAATTTGCGGGTAAACAATCCCGCGCAGGAATTGGCCTAATACAGTTCGCTGTGTAAGGCTGGGGTAAGAAGTTAAAGGTCGCTCCTTGAAGCTCAGACTTATCTCCCTGGTGGCTGAACATTGTGAGAAGGTAATGGAGGTAGAGCGAAGGCTCAATGATAGGTATGATTCAAGTATTGAATTTTCTTTCTGAGGAATTAGCAAAATAATTTTTATGAGGTGTGTTTTATGCAGTTCAAAATTGCAACAAAGGATCTTAGCAAGTTCGCTGCAATGAATATCGTCTGTGATGGTGATGCAGTAACTCTTAGTTTCGATGATAGTTCGGCAACTGAGCATATCATTGAGACCGCTTGCAATGCCTTTGAAAGATTTGAACCATCTTTCCTGGGGCGAAATTGATCAAATCGGACTGTCTGGTAAGGCGCGTGAAGTGTTTGCACTTGGCGCACAGAAGAAAGACCGCATGAAGAATGGGTTCGTTGCTGTGTGGCAGATTATCGGATTTAACCATGATGATCTTGCTGATGGGACTGGAAAAGCACCTCTCTCTTGGGATATGGTCAGAGTTTACAACGAGGACTGGTCGTGGAACGACGAAAGCACGAATCGCGGCGGATATGAAGCTTCTGTTGCAAGACGCAGATTGGATACGGAGTTCTTCTCTCTTTGCTCTGATGAATTGCAGGCAATTATTAAGCCGGTCGTTAAACTTACAAGCGCCGGCGATTGTAGCAAGGAAATTATTAAGAGCATTTGTAAGATTTGGCTCAAGAGCGAGAAAGAGCTGTATGGTCGTTGTTTCTATTCGATGCCTGGCGAGGGACATTGGTACGAATACTATCAGCAGGAGGATGTCCCTTACTATAAGGAAGATGATGACGGAAATCGTCGCTGCAATCTGTTGCGTTCTCCGTACTACTACTTCAGCCTCTACTTCTGCTTTG